GGCAGCGATACGAGATAAGCCCCAAGTTGAAGGCGTAATCCGTTGATACGGAAATTTCAACGCCTCCCGCGAGGACAGTCACCACCTGGTCAAGGGCACCGAACAGGATTGCACCCGCGGTGTCATCGGTCAGGTCAATAAGTGCTGCAGAATAAACTGGCGCGCCCAAAAGGCGGTCAGCATTATTCGCATCACCTGGGCGGAAGATTGGCTGCCCAGCAGTATCAACCAAACCCGTTACAACACCAAGCGTGGTGTCATTCATCAACCAACCCGCCTTAGGCGAGCGGCGGTAGACTTGGTTCACGCTGGCCTTTAGCTTGGCCAAATCTGTAAATGTAGGGTTCACCGAAACGGTGCCTGAACCCGTTGCGCCAACGGTTGCAGCTGCAGCAATCGCTGTGCCAGCAAACGCGCCGTGCGCTACGGCAACTTCCTGTCCGCATTTCTCTGCAATCATCGCTGACAAATCAAAAGCGGAATCCTGGCTGAGCTCCTGACTTAGTTGAATCAAGGTTGCCCACTTTACAGGTGAAAGGTCAAGCTTTGACAGAGTGCCATCCGATTCCTGGATGGTGCCCGCCTCGGAAATGCTTCCCGCCGTACCCAGGGCTGTGACCCGCGGGATGGAGAAAGTATTGCCGGTGCTTGCGCGAATAACCGTAACGATATCTGGGTTGAGGAACGGATTGTACTGGCCCGCAATGACATTAACACGGTCAGCCACCGTGATTGGGTTGCCCAATCCCGTTGCCTTCGTAACATCGCGGTATTCAAAAGTGCGCGTACCGCCGCTGCGAGCAAGAGCACGAAGCTCTGCATTCTCATCAGCGTCAGCCTTTGCAGCAGCCGGAGCAATCACAGCAGCAAACTCTGCGCGGGCAGCGTCAGCAGCGGTGCGGGCTTCAGTTGCTTCCTTTTCGGAGCGAATCGCCTGGGCAACAGTTGCTGCCTCAGCGGTAAGCTTCTCAAAGCGAACCTGTGACTCACCTTCAAGGGCTTCGCCCTTTGAGGCAAGGTCAGTAACGATTGACTGCGCTTCAGTCAAAAGGCTTGCACGCTTCTCGTGCAGATTCCTAATATCAGACATTTTCAATCTCCTATTCTCTATGTTTTTTACTATCGTGCTCGCCTAGCGGGCTTACTCTGCAGCGGGCGCACCCAAAGGTGGCGGGGCTGCGGTAGCGGGGCTGTTAGAGCGTATCGTTTGCCAGGCGCTCAAGCAGCAACTTGGCAGCCGCAACGCTTGGGGTAATCCCCTTGCGCGGTGCCAACTTACTGCGTACCTGGTCAATAACCTCAAGGTCATCATCGCTGAGCGGTTGCGCAGCTTTGATTGCCTCAAGGGTAGTCATAAGGCGCTCAGCCTCAACACCGATTTTATCGGCGGAGAGCTTGCGCACAGCGGTGAGGCCAAGCGTTGCAGGGTAGGCAGGTGTCTGCCCAGCGCTCAACACGGAAACCTCAAATAGGTTGACTTCACGAATGGTGCGCTTATCGCCAGCCCACTCATCGCCGCCCTTAGGGGTGGAAAAGCCAAAGCTCATCCCCATCGCAGCAGCCTCGTGCGTCAACTTAGAAATAACACCGGCAGCGTCAGGGTCAGCAGGGTCAAGCTTCGCCTCAACGCGCAAGCCGCGCTCATCCTCTTGGAGTGAGAGCCGCCCACTCGCCGTGGTGGCAAGAGCGCGTGACTCATCGTGTCCAAACAGGAATGCAATCACCTTGCTCCCAGCGGCGGCGCGTGAGAGCGTGCGCTTGAATGCGCCTGGTGCAATCACCTCAGTGAATGGCAAGCCAGCGCTTGGTGTATCAAAAAGAGCGGCATAGCCGCTGAAGGTCTTTTGCCCATCCTCAGTATCGGAAACTGTGAACTCACCCATTGGGAGTGCGCGGCGCTCAAACTCTTTCACATCAAACCTTTCGTCATTTGCCAGCGTGTTTAGCACGCGGTCAGCCCATTGTAAAACTCTGTCAGCCCCATCAGCCTGTGTTACCTCCACGCCCCACAGATAACCGGCAACAGCTCCAGGGCCTGGAAACTCATCATTGGCAGCGTCACTGTTGCGCGGTACGCCTTCCCAATCTCCGCGGTGGCGGAGAATCCAGGCGCGCATACGGGTAACTTTGTCATCCTCAACCTGCCCAGCACGCAGCTGCCGCGCCTCCTCAACGGTCTGCTCTTGCAAGCCGTCACCAGCGTAGCCATTCTCGTAATAGGTCAAGCCCTTGGCGGCAGCGGCGCTGATGAACTCAGGCACATCAATCACCACCCGCGCCTCATCGCTCTCAGCCTCATCCCCGTCAGCCTCGCCGCGTAGGATTTCCTCAGGGGTGTAGGCATCAATGCCCATACCCTCAGCGGCATTCCGTGCCTCTGCATCATTGTCAATCAGCAGCTCAATCTCATCGCCGTACTGCTCTTGCAGTTTGGAATACTTGTATGCCTTAAAGGCTTCGTTTACGGCTGGGTTGCTCTCGCCAAAATCCTGCAGATAAATCTGCCCGTATGGCACACCATTAGCGTCAAGCCACTCTTTGGTTTCAGCAAGCCGGTCAATGTTGCGGGCGCTCACCACAATCACCTCATCGGCATAATCCTGCACGCGGCTCTTAAGCCAATCAATGAGCGGCTGCCGTGGCGTATCGCCAGTGGTGGTAAGCGTGCCGTCAATATCAGTGATTATGTAACTCACGGTTGCGGCTCCTCTCCAACTACGCCAATGTTGAGTGGCTTCCAGTGCTGGTCACCGCCGCTTGCAAGCTTTGGCAAATCCTCATAGGTGCGCACCTCATCTAGCGTAAGGATGCCGTTTTGGAGGGCCACCGCATAGGAATCCATACGCTCGCGCTGCGTTGCGCGCAGCAATCCAGCGGTGTTGAATTTGATAAAGGTGGTTTCGCCAACGATAAGGCGCTGCAAGCCAGCCTCAATGCGTGCAAGCATTGGCGCAAGCCCTAACACCAGCCACGCCTGCCCAAGCACCTCAGCGCTTGCGTATGATGTGTTGCCGCCTGGGTATTGCAGGTACTGCAAGGGCACACCGTAAATACGCCCAATGCTTTCCACACCCCAGTGCAGAGTTTCAACAAGCTGCAGGTCAGAAATCTTTACGCTCATCTGCGAATAGTCAGCACCGCCGGTGAGCACTGCAACGCGCCACGCGCGGTCAACACCCTCGTGCCTGCGTGCAAATCCTGCGCGCAGATTCTCTGCTTGGTCTGCCGTCAACTCACCAGGCACCTTCACCACACCGCCAACCGTTGCGCCCTGCTCGTAGAACTTCGCGCCGAATAGTTGCGTTGCGCTGGCAAGCCCAAGCGTTACGCGGTGGTGTTCAATCGGTGACATTCCGCGCATATGCTCGCCTGTTGCAAACAGTGGGATATGCACAATGTTATCAGCACCCAGCGTGCTGCTGCCTTCCTGTGTGGTGATTTTGTAAAGAGGCTCGCCCATCTCGCCGCGCACGCACTCCACCTTTTGCGGGTCAAGCACGCGGGTTTCAACCACTACGCCATCAGGCGAGCGGAGCACCAAGATAAATGCATTGCCATCAAGCAGCAGGCTGGAAACCAATCGGTGCTTGAAATCAAAGCTGGTGTAGTTGGGGTTATTTGGAATCGGCACATCCATCCAGCGCGGGCGCGTAACGGGTCTGCGCACGCCAGCATCTCTGATAAAGGCTCCCCACGGGAGAGCAGCCACAGTAGAGCTATACAGATTCACCGCCGCCCATACAGCTCCAATTGCGGTGGCATTTTCCTGTGTGATTGAAACACCGGCAGTGCGTTGCGGATAATCTGAAGGCCACCACGGTGCAACCACTCGCTGCTCATCTGCTGTTTCTCGCCCAAGGATGCGGTCAATGATTCCCACTATATTTCTCCCTATAGCTCAATGAACTGCACGGCAGGCGCAGCCTTTGGCGCAACTGTGGTTGCTAGTGTATCAGCACGGCTCAGCGCCATAATGGCTGAAACAAAAAGGTCAATTTTCTTATTGCTATGCGCAGCCTGTTTGCGCACCATCATCCCATTCCTGCTGTAGTAAGGGGTGGCATTCGCTGCGTGCCGCGCAAGGCGCGGGTCACCCGTGTGCCGTATTTTTCCATTCACCACCGCATCATACATACCGCTGGTTGCTGGCACCATCCGTGAAGGTGTCTGTGGCATTTCTGCCACCGGCAGCCCACGCTGTGCCAGCGCCTCCATACTACGCTGCCAACGGAATGGGTCAAAGATTACCTCCACTACATTGTAGTTTTGGCAAATTTCAATAATGCGCCCTTCAACCTCATCCATAGAAACACGCCACGAAAGGTCAGCGTCAATTGGGCGCTCCCAATGACCAAGCACGAAAAGCGCCTTATCACTCAGGCGGCACGCAACCGCTGCCGTTGAGTCATTGCTAAAGCTGCCGTCCACCGCCAACACAATTGGCTCATCGGCTGCGAGCGTAAGGCTCGCATCACCACACGCATCCCACGCGCCTGTTGGCAGAAAGGCAGTGGCGCTATTGGTGAATTGGTTAAGCCGCTTAGTGCGGTATTCGCTTTCAGGCGTGCGCTTGCGCGCACTGCGCAAATCCTCAAGGCTCAGAATTGGCTGCTCGCCAAGCAGTCCTGGGTTAGCCTCGTGCCATCGGCTTTCATCCTCATAGGCATCCTCAGCCGCTTCCCACCACGCCATACCAAGTGTGGTGTCATCAGACTCACCGGCAATGCGCCGCTTTGCCAACTGATAGAGCGTGTATGCAATGGAGTCAACGCCAATAGTGTCAACCTTAGAACCAGCCGTAATGATTGCCACGACTGGCC